GGCAAAACAGTCTATCAATCACTTCTTAACTATATGCTCGATGAAGATTACGGCGATATTACAGACCCTCTTGAAGGAAGAGATGTAAGAATTAGTTGTCAAAAGAACCCAGGACAACAGTGGGCAACAACAGATGTAAGACCTCGTGGAAAGGACACAACACTATCAGAAGATTCAGCAAAGTCAAAGCAATGGCTTGATAATATTCCTGATGTTAATGATATTTTTGAACTTAAATCTTACGAAGAGCTTGAAGGTATTATTAACGAGTGGCTTAATGGTGATGACGACGATTCAGCTAAACAAGAAACTGTTAGAGGCGGATCTCAAAAAGACGAAAACTCTCCTGACGCAATCAATGGTAAATATAAAAGCCTAGATGATGCATTCGCTGATTTAGACTCACTGTAATATATTATTAATTACTAACATTAAAGCCAGCCTTTCGCTGGTTTTTTTGTATAAATTGAAAGCATATATTATAATAAAAGTATAAATCTTAAAAAGGAAATAAAATGGCAAAAGCTAAAAAAGTCAAAAAAGAAGATAAGCAAGAAGAAGTCCAGTTAAACGACTTTACAGCAGATCTTATTAAGTCTCTCAACAAAGAAAGAGGAACAAGAGTCGCTTATAATCTAAGCACAGATGAGTCACCAACTCACGTAAGTAGATGGATAAGCACGGGGTCTAAGCAATTAGATTATATAATTTCGAATAGGAGAAATGGTGGTTTACCTGAGGGTCGTATTGTTGAAATCTTTGGACCACCTTCTATTGGAAAGTCTCATATTGCTACACAGATTGCTAAGTCAACGCAAGAAATGGGCGGAATCGTAGTCTATATTGACACAGAGAATGCAACATCTGTAGAAAATCTTAAAATGCTGGGTGTTGATATAACAAAGAGATTTGTATATGTTGATACACATTGCACAGAAGAAGTATTATCCATTGCTGAAAGTACTATTATTAAAGCAAAAGCTATGGATAAAGATGTTCCTGTGACTATTATTTGGGACTCAGTAGCTGCTACTTCGCCTAAAGCAGAGCTAACAGGTGACTATGATAAAGAGAGCATTGGACTTCAAGCACGAGCTATCTCTAAAGGTATGCGTAAAATTACAGGCGTAATAGCGAATGAAAAAGTTTTGATGGTCTGCTTAAATCAGATTCGCATAAAGATAGGCTGTGTTCACCCAGATACTATTGTCAATGTCAGAAAAAAGCAAGTTTTACAAACCTAGTTTAGACACTTAAGATATACATAGTAATATACAGGAGGTAACATGAGTCAAAAAAGAATAAAATATACATGTAAAGTTTGTAATATTACTAGAGAAGCTCAAAGTCCAAGAGGAATTTGTATGTCTTGTGAAAGAGAAAGTTTGCCGGAAAAAAAGTGTTTATATTGTGAAAAGTTTATACCTAAGAAACTTTCGTATAAAAAAAATAAATTTTGCAATGTAAAATGTGACAACAGTTACAGAAAAGGAAAACCTCTCACAGGAAAAGCTAGAAACAATCGTATTGGCAAGAAGCACTCTAATTCGACAAAAACAAAAATTGCCCTAGGAAATTCTAAGCCTTGCACACAAGAAAAAGCAAAAAAAATTAGTGATGTTAATAAATACAAAGCAACAAAAGAACAATTAGATAAACTTCAAGAATTATGGAGTAAAAAATATGTTGTAGATAAAGAAATAAGAGAAATAGTTGGAATTGGGCCAAGGTCTTATACGAGAATTAAAGAAGAAATTTGTAAAGTTGAAACAATTAAATTTCTACCTTCAGACTTAAGAATGATAGAAACAGAAAAAATCATTGATTTAGCTTCTCAAAGAATTCATTTTAAGGATATTGCAAACATAATAGGCAGAGGTTTCAAACAAACTGAAAACATTTTAAATAAATTAAATATTGAATATGTTAGAATAAGACCAGTAATTTCATCAACTGGGAAAGAGCCTAAAACTGAAGCATTTGTAAGAAAATTGCTTGATAAAATTAATATCCAATACGAACAATGGTCACGCTTAGAGATTAATTCTAAATGGGAATTTGATTTTATGATAAAAAATTCAAATATTCTCTTAGAAGTGCAAGGAGATTATTGGCATTGCAATCCTAGAGTGTATAAAGACGGTCCGATAAATGAATGGCAAAAATATTCAAGAAGACGTGACTATATGAAAAGGAAATATGCCAAAAATAAAAACTATAAATTAATATACGTTTGGGAAAAAGACATAAACGAAAACAATGAAGAATTTTTCAATAAATTAGGAGAACAAATTAAAAATGCAACTAACATTACGTAATCTATTTTTAGAAATGGGATATGATTTTAACAATATGCCGCTTAATGTTCCAATTGGAGTAAACGGGTGGGAAATAGAGTCATATGACTTTAATAAAAAACAAAATTGCTGGAAAGATATTAAACATATTGTAAGAAAAGAATCAACTAAAACATATGAACTAATTAATATAGAAACTAACGAAGTAATAGTTCAAACATCACCTTTGCATAAGTTTTGGGTAAAGCTCAATCAAACATGCGATTTTGCTTGGATTGAAGCTATAGAATTAACTAATTTTGATAGTTTTGTAGCTAAAAGTCAAGATAAGGAAATCATTTGTAGGGTTGCGCTTAATGAAGATACTATGGAAATAGCTGATATTGAAGTAGAGGATACACACAGTTATTATTCAAATGGTATACTTTCTCACAATACTATGTATGGTGATCCTACGTGTGTAGACTTAGATACAGAAATAGAAGTCGAGTTTGATGAAAGCTCTATGTTTAATAAAAAATACTTTAATAAAAATTTTAAATAAAAAGGAAGAATATGAAAATTAAAACAACGTTAAGAAACCTCGCAAGTCAGCTAAATATTGATGACTTTGAAACGCCATGTGAGTACGACCTATCAGATTTAGGTATTAAAATTAATACACCAAATGGGTATAAAGACATGACAAATTTTGTTGTTAAAAATGCTGTCGACACACATTATATGCTACCATCAGGACTTAAAACAACATCAGTGCATAAGACGCTTGTTAACAATGAGTGGATTAAGTCAAAAGACAGAAAAGATGCAATCAAAGTTGAACAACGAATGCAAGTTGTTGACGTTTCTGTTCCTGATGTCGAATGTTATCTTGCAGGTAATGAAGTTAATCACAATACAACTCCGGGTGGTGAAATGATTGCCTCCCTTGTAAGAGTCTAAAATGCAAATTCATCCCGTGAATTGCGAGAACGCCCTTAGAGCCTATAACACTACAACGTGGCAAGTAATTGCGAGCGTGAATGTTCAAAAAGATATAGGATTGGGTAATTCGCAGCCAAGTCTCCTGGTGACAGGTTAAAGGTTCAGAGACTAGTATGACTAATCTTTTTATTGAAATTATGTATGACTTTGCCGTTGCATAATATATAGTATAAAAAGGAGAAAGTACCTATGAGCGCGGGACAAAAGTTTAAATGTGAAATATGTGGCAAAGAATTTAAAGCAATAACAAATTCTCATCTAAGGCGTCATGAAATAACAACTGAAGAATATAAAATGAAATATCCTAATGCAATTCTTGGAAACTTTGATAGATTTAACGCTTGGCGTCATTCAAATGAAAACAAAGAGAATTGTCGAAAGATGACAGAAAAAGTATACGCTTCAGAAGAGATTAAGACTAAAAGGAAAAATAGAGTTAAAAAAGCAACCAGTACTAAAGAATACAAAAAAAGACAATCTGAATTAATGACTAAAATTTATAAAAAAAATCCTGAAGAATATGTGAACGCTAGAAAGCGACAACCTACAAACTGGATGAAAAAGTCAAATTATGAAAGATGGACTATTCTATTTGGTAAAGAAGTTGCAGATAGAAAAATGGAAAGCTGGATTAAAAAAAATAAGCTTCCAAATAGCTCTAAAGATACTAAGCCTGAAAGATTGTTTGCTTTAATACTTGACATGAACAATATTGAGTATGAAAAACAAAAACCTGTTAAAAGATATAAGTGCGATTTTTACATCCCAGCGTATAATTTAATTGTTGAGATTGATGGTGATTATTGGCATGCTAATCCTAAAAAGTATAAAGCAAATGACATTATTGGTCCGTCAAAGAAAACAGCAAAAAAAATATGGGAATATGATAAAACAAAAACACAAGATATTTTGAATGAAGGTTATAGTGTTTTAAGATATTGGTCAAGTGATTTAAAAAATATTTCACATAAAAAGATTTTTGAAGATATAGTCCATACCTCTATGAAAGTAGAGGAGTAATATGATGTCAATACCCTTTCACAGTTCTGTAAGGATAAAGCTCGGCGCCGGTTCGCAAATTGTGAATAAAGATAAAGAGCCGATTGGTATAAACGTTTCAGCTAAAACCATAAAAAATAAAGTCTCAGCGCCTTTTAGAACTTGCAATTTTGAAATACACTTTGGTAAAGGAATCAGAGAGCACGAGCAAATGTTTGACCTGTTAAGAAAACATGGTTCAGAAGAAATTGATGGTTATACTATTGAAATCGGAGGAAATGGAGCATGGAAACATTTAGAAGTTTACAATAATGATGGAGAACAAATTATTGAAAAGAAGTTTTACAAAGCAGACTTTCGTGAAATTATCAATCATCCAGAATACAGTCAATATGTTGAAATGCTCTTAGAGAAAGCAATGATTAGAAAGAATCAGTCAGAAGATCCTGCTATTAATCCTGAGAGTTATTCAGAAGTGCAAGAAGTTGCAAGACAAGTAATGGATACACATAAAGATGCATTTGAGATGTTGAAGTAGATTACTTTTTAAAACCAATAATGATACCGTAACAGTACTCTGATAGTAATGATATTGTATAGACATTGTCTGAGTTTCTATATGTTTTATAAACAATATCTTTTGCTTCACTGCTAGTATCAATAACGCATGTAATATCTTCAAGTGAAGTTTTATTATTTCCATTACCACCAATTTCTGCCAAGGTCGCGTCTAAAACACTCGATCCGTTGCTATATTCTACTTTAGCATATAACTCACCTTGGGTAAGATTTCTGCTTATTCCTACAAAAAACCTTACTAAGAATTCGTAGCCTTTTGGTAAAGAAATAATATTGTTAGTTACAGTGACATCACTCGACCCACTAATAGCGTCAATATTGATAGTTTGACTGTAGCTTGAAGTAGATGTTACACTTTGATCAGAAGAAATTGTAAAATCACACAAAATTGAGCTAGTTTCACTATTGATATACAGATTATATGTCATTGATTAAATTCCCATATTTCTATTCTACCATAATCTTCTATATATGACCAAGGTGAAGAAAGATTTCTATCACCTACTTTAAAAGATTGATTTGTGGTTCCTGAATATCTTAGACTTACGTTTATGTTAGATGCACCAATAACTATAACTGCTCTTGCGGATTCATCTATTCTTTCTAAAGATACACCTCCGTATGCTTCGTATTTTGCATTGCATACTCCGGGTTTTCCAGACCAAGAAGAAGTATTTTCATTATACCATCTAAACTTTCTATCATTTAAATAACTAGTGTGTTGTGAGTTAAAACTTAAAGTAGCTTGTAACAGATACTTTTTATTAGCAACAAGCGTGATAATATCATTATCTATGCCAGTAACTGAAGCTGATCCGCTGTTTGATGATTTCCAAGATACAGCATTAAATTCTACTTTTGGCGCTGCGTTTGAAATGGTAACACCAGACGTGTCCAGATCAATTATACCAATACTGACATCTGGTTTTAATATATGACCATACGTCATCTTAATATCCCAGTCTTAATACTATCAATTTTGAATTTTCGTCGCAAAAATACCCGTTATTATACTTTCCTGTCAATTCAAAACTAAAGCTTCCTATGTTTGATATTGAAAAAGTGTCTTCGTCTATTTTTGAATAAGCAGCTGAGCTTTCAGCGTTGCTTTGTCCGCTGTAAGAACACGCTAGATTGCTTCCTGTGATTCCATATCTATGATAAAAGTCATTGTCGGTGTTTGTCCCCTGTGAAGATCCTTGAATTAAACACTCAGATGTAACAGTAAAGTCTGTTTTTGCTTGATTGGAAGAAATCCAGTGTCTATTACTTGTAAAATCTAAAACACCTTTGATACCAGAACCAACGCCATTGTTGCCTGCTGTAGTTCTTGTAGATAAAGCACCATTCAATTCAGCAAAATAAGTATTTCTTTCTATATAAGACATGTTTTTCCAATCTCAATGTAAATTAAAAAATTTCTTCATATTTTTAAATATAAAGAAAGAGGAAAGAATGAATAATAATTTTAAAAAACCCATCATTTATATTGACGGACTAAATGTTTTTATGCGGCATTTTGCTGCTAATCCTTCTAAGAGTTTAAATGGTCAGCTTTGTGGTGGGATAATTGGTTTTTTAGGGAGCATAGATCATTTAGCAAGGAAGTTTAAGCCTGAGAAAATAGTTGTAGCTTGGGAAGGGGGAGGTTCGTTAAGAAGAAGAGCTATTGACAAGAACTATAAAAATGGTAGACGTCCTGTGCGGTTAAATAGAAGTCATTACTATAAAGATATACCTGACACAGAAGAAAACAGGAACTATCAATTAAAAACATTGGTAGAGATTTTATATAAGACGCCAGTAACGCAAATTTATGTAAATGATTGTGAAGCTGACGATGTAATTTCATATCTTGTAAAAACAAAGAAACAAAATATAAACAAAATAATAGTAACGTCTGACAAGGATTATTATCAGCTTTTAGATGAAAACACGAAAATTTGGTCACCTAACAAGAAACAATTGATTGATGAAAAATATGTA